GTTTTCTGCTTCTGCAATACCGGCTCGCGGATTAATACGAATGTAGGGTGGAGGCGGGCCCATAAACTGGAAGTTGAGCACGGTTCCGTTGGCTAATTTAATTGCATCGGCCTCTTCGGTAGCAATGATTTCGAAGACTTCCGCGGGGTCGCCCATTAGTCTTCCATCCATACCCACGAATTCCAGTATCTCACCAGGAAGCACGCCGAGTTGTTTGCTAAAATGTGGGTCGATACGCTTCTTGTGGATTTCCACTTCGGATACGCCAAGGCTTTCCTGGAACTGTCCTGTTTCAGCATCCAAGGGAAAATCCACGGCGGCTGCCGTGCTGTTCAATGGCCGGATACGAATTAATGTTCCGTCACGGTAAATAATAATACCTGATACAGTTTTGTGTAAATCGCTTACAAATGTAACATAATCGCCCAATTCGGGTACTAAGTCATAGGCATCCATTTCCGCCATTCTAGTCTCTGCTGTGGTAATTTCGTGGCTCTTACACTTCGGCCAAAATGCAAAAAATTGAACCCTGGTCCATCTCGATGGAGAGGAGTAGGCGCCGAGTTTAAACCTTTCTTCCCTTAAGTTTCTTATATTCCGATATGTCTAATATCTTTTCCGAGCTTCTTTCCGTTTACAATACGTGGCCTGCGCTGAAGTCGTATCTTTCCAGCGCGGATGGCGGTCATCTACGCATCGATGACCGTAGCACTCCTGAGAATCCGTTCGCACTTATCCGTTACGTCAAGGGTACGTCAAATCTGGCGCTGCCCCACGTCCGCGCGTTCCGCTCGGTTGTCTGGGACACTCTGGAGCATCGGCCGGTGTCGGTCACTCCTTTCAAGAGCGTCGATGGGGAGGTGCTCCCTACAGAGGGAACACCTGCCGACTACACTCTGGAGTACTTCCCCGATGGTACTCTGATTGGTATGTGGTTTGACAAGTACAACAACATTTGGCGCATCCACACGCGCAGCACGATTGACGCGAATTGCTGCTATTACAGCAATACGAGCAGTTTCGCGATGATGTTTGTTGCAGCGGCGACTCATTACAATATGGACCTGAATCGCGACAACTGCTATTCGATGGTGCTTATGCATCCTGACAATCGCATTGTTGTGCCGGTCAAGACACCCGAGTTGCGTTGGGTGCAGTCGGTAACGGTCGCGCCCAATGGCGCACTGACGTGGCTCTCTGTCACGGGTACCCCCAATCCGGTTACGCTGATTACTGGACTGTCGTCCTGGACAGAAGTACTTGCTCGTCTTGGTGATTGGGATACTCGCTTCGGACACACGATTCAGGGTATTCACATTAAGGGTCCCTTCGGTCAGCGGTGGAAGATTCGTACTCCTTCGTACAATATCGTTCGGAACATGCGCGGCAATACGGCCCGTCGTGATTATCTGTGGCTGCGCGCGTGGCAAGCGGGCAATCTGACCGAATACCTCAAGGTCTATCCTGAGGAGCGTACGCCTGCCAGCCGCACGATTGATAACTGGAAGCGCATCACGGGCGACGTGTACCACACGTACGTGGATGTCTTCAAGGCGCGGTCGTTGCCCAAGACGGCGATTCCACCCAAGATTCGCTCGCTCGTCTACGGCATCCACAATACGTTTATGACGGAGTTGAAGCCGCAGGGCAAGACGGTGGACTGGCACGCGGCGATGGCCTATATGAATTCACGGGACGTCCCTCTGATGCTCTTTGTCCTCAACTGGGAGACCCGCAACGCAATGATGCAGTTGGGTCTCAAGCAGATTCCGCTCGAGCCGCCGTCGTCTACGACCACAACGATGGTTGTAGAGCGCGTTGAGGCAGAGGCCCCTGATGTGACACTCCAGCGTACTCCCTCCACTGCATAAAACAAAACCAAAAAAACAAAAAAAACAAAAAATATAAAAACCAAAAAACAAAATACAATTTTTTCAATGCGTATAACAACTTAAAGTATTGTATTGTTATCATACCAGAACTATGTGTGGTATTTGGGCAGTCCTTGGCCCTCTTTCCGCACAGCCAGCGATTCGCGCGTATCTCGATGCTCTGAAGGCGCGAGGCCCCGAATACGCAGCGCTAGGCACAGATATTTCTGGTATGCTTCTTGGATTTACGCGCCTTGCAATCAATGGTTTGACTCCGGCGGGACACCAGCCGTTTACAGACGGTGGTATTCACACAGTCTGTAACGGAGAGATTTATAATTACAAAGAACTTGCGGCACGTCATAGTCTTAATCTTGTAGCCGGCACGAGCGACTGCGCTGTACTTCCGCCGTTGTACAAACTCCTCACTGCCGTCGAGTTATGCCGCACCTTGGACGGTGTCTTTGCTATGGTTATCGTGGATAAGACCTCGCGCCGCGTGTTTGTAGCCCGCGACCCTTACGGTGTCCGCCCCCTATTTCAAGCACACTACGCCGATGGAAGTATTGTTTGGAGTTCGGAGATCAAAGGCGTTCCTCCAGGATACACGTCTATTACGCCGTTCCCGCCAGGCACCTATCGTATATATGATATGAACGGAATCCTTGTCGAGGAGCGCCGTTATCATACGATTCCGACCGTCAAGTTGGCGCATTTTACGGGGCACCCTAATTTGAAGGAGGCCCAGCGTGCCCTACGCGCCTCTCTTATTGCAGCAGTCGATAAGCGTCTTCTGAGCGACCGCCCGATTGGTGCACTTCTGAGTGGCGGCGTAGATAGCAGTTTGATTGCCGCGATTGCCGCGCGCGAACTCGCCAAGGATGGCAAGCGTCTTACGACCTTCAGCATTGGTATGCCAGGAAGCACCGACCTAAAGTATGCCAAACTTGTTGCCGAGCATATCCATAGCATCCATCACGAAATCGTAGTGGAGCCCAAGGATTTTCTGGACGCGATACCAACAGTCGTGCGGGCGATTGAGAGTTACGATATTACTTCCGTACGTGCCAGTGTTGGTAATTACTTGGTTGGTAAGTATATTAAGGAAAATACGGATATTAAGGTGGTGTTTAATGGCGACGGAAGCGATGAAATTGGGGGCGGATACATTTACTTCTATGCAGCGCCGAGTGATGAGGCGTTTGAAACGGAATCAGAGAGACTTCTAGAGGAAATCCATTTGTACGACGTGCTGCGGTCGGATCGCTGCATTAGCAGCCACGGACTGGAGCCGCGCACACCCTTTTTGGATAAGAATGTAGTGGCCACGTGGCGTGCTCTCGATACGCAGTTTCGTCGCCCTCGTAAACCAAACGCCGAAGGCCGCGGAGCACAGATGGAAAAACAGGTGCTCCGTGAAGCGTTTGAGGCAGACAATTATCTACCCGCGGATGTACTATGGCGTAAGAAGGAAGCGTTCAGTGACGGTGTGAGCGCGACTCACGATAGTTGGTATAAGCGCTGTATTGAGTTTGCGCAAACCAAGGGGATTACAGTGGATATCATAAAACAAATCACGGTGGGGTGGCACAATCCGCCGCAGACTGAGGAGGCATATTGGTACCGTGTTCTGTTCGAGGATGCATATGGTGCGGATGCCACAACACTGATTCCGCGTATGTGGATGCCACGATGGATTGCAGGAGCATCCGATCCGAGCGCTCGTACACTGAAAGAACTTTATTCAACGTAAGTTGTTATAGACCACCAGAATCGCTTCCTGAGGTACCAATTCCAAATGTTTATCGGTCTAAAAGTAAGATGTCTGCAACACCTGCTACAAGTTTAACTCTTGTATCAAGTGGTTTACAAGATGCGCGATTACAACCTCCATTAGGCAATCCCGATATCAACCAGTTCTGTAAAGTCCTACGTAAAACAACGCGCTGGGCCGCGCAATGGAATCGCGTAGATTTTGATGGCACTCCGGAATTCGGCCAGCGTGTCAGTATGACGCTACCGCGCCGCGGCGAACTCGTTACCGGCTACACCCTTGTGGTCGTGATGCCGGATATTTATACGCAGCAAATGGCGGCAAAGGCGGCCAATCCGAGCACATTCCTGGGACCCACCTACGGTTGGACGAATAGTCTGGGGCACGCTGTCGTACAACTTATTGAACTCGAAATAGGCGGCGTTATAGTCGATACGATGGATAGCCGATTGTTGGAAGTACTGGATGAACTCTACGAATCAGTGGAATCCACCGTGGCCAAGAATGCAATGATTGCGCGTGCCCCCAATGCCTTCGGTCCAACGACCTTTCAAGGAACGGCGACAGCGCCCGTAACGGTATATGTACCGATACCGTGGTGGTGGAGCCGACCCGGTATTTACGCACAAGCACTACCAATTCAGGCACTCGCCAATGATGTTGTGCGCGTCCATGTGACATTCCGTCCTGTTTCGCAACTGTTTTATAGCGATGCCCGCGTGGATAGTCGCACCATCGGATTCCGCCCAGCGCTGGATACACCAGGCACATTGTGGGATATTCAGGGAGCGCGATGGTGGCGATCGAATCCGGCGGCAAGGACCCAAGTCTTTTCTATGAATGCCGATATGGCTATATCCACTGTTGGAATTTCAGGAGAACTTATTCCAGGCTTTACAAACCCTGTGCGGATGAGCCCACAGGATGCTTACGCACTTGTGGAATACATTAGTCTGGAGGAGGCGGAAGCAATTCCGTTCCGTACAGCGGAGTTGACCTATCGCGTTCCTCAACACGTGCTTGTTCCTACTGTGAATACGAATGGAAATACGATTGTACGTATTCCAATGCCGTATGCAAATCCGGTAAAGGAGTTTATGTGGGTTGCGCAACGACCAGAAACGGCCACCTATAATGCGACCTTTTTGTTTACACGAGACCTGCAAGTAAATAGTCTGAACCCATCGTCTTATGTGAGTCCATGGTGGCCGGATGCAGAGCCCGTGCCGCGTCTTGAGAATAACTGGCAGATTAAGCCGGCCTTTCAGACATCGTATTCTGAGCCAATCATAGGTGCCACCTTGATGTATAATCATATTGAACGCGTTGTTCACGATACAGGTAGTACGTTTCGTGCTCTTGTGCCAGCGTTTCATTTTACGAAATCTGCTGTATACAACCGTTATGTATACGCGTATAGTTTCAGTCAGAAACAAGAGCCAACCACATATGAAGTCCAAGGTAGCGCAAATTGGGATAAGATACCACGCAAAGAGTTGTATCTTACAATGAATCAGGGTTGGTGCGGAGCCCAGCCACCGAATATGAATATTTATACATATATAACAATATGGAATGTATTTAAGGTGTTTGGTGGACGTGGAGGTATGCTGTTTACGAATTAGCACAGCGATTTTCCATTTTTCAGTTCTACGATTCTTAAGAATCTTATAACTGAAAAGTATTTAGACTTTACAACTATAGCACTAGTAAAAAAACATATTAAAGTACCCATTGCCACCATTCCCTGCGGGTTTACCACCGCGTCCACCGCCGCCTCCACATCCTAATATTCCTGAGCCAACATCATAGGAACCTAAATCAGCTGAGCCACCACCGCCACCATATGGTCCACCTCCAGAGCCACCAAATCCAGCGGTTATATTCATCGCACCATATCCACCGCTTGCGGATGTTCCGTTTCCACCGCTCATTATTGTACCAGCACCACCAGTTTTCACGATAGAAGGATGGTATCCCCCACCACCTCCGTATGCACCTGCTCCACCCTCACCCGTTGATAAACCGCCTGCGCCTCCAGCGCCATATCCAATCATTTGCAACTTGTTTCCATTGATACCATAACATATTGTGGAATTTCCAGGATTTCCATTTACATCATCACCCCCAGGTGCGGACCCACCACTACCCACTGATACAAATAACGATTTGTATGGCATTGCAAATAGTTTTATACTAGAAATATAACCAGAGCCACCACCGCCGCCACCATAGCCGTATATAGCGGTCAAACCACCGCTCCCGCCGCCACCCACTAAACTCATGTCTACTGTGTTATATGTTCCTGGGACTGTCAGTTGATACGTTCCAACAGTATTCACCGTAATTTGTGGTGTACCTATAACACCATTTCCAAACGTGTAGGATGCTATTGTACTTGTGGGGGTTGCATAGAACCGGTCAATTGTTGTTATAGGTAGTGCTGTCCAATTGCTCCAACTGATACCATTTGCACTGTATTGTATTGTATTTGCTACTCCATTTACATTCATCGCGTACCAATACGTACCATTCCATTGCAAATTGTTGTAATGATAATTTTTATTAATACCGGTTGATACATTTTGCCACGCAAACCCGTCTGCACTATAGCGAATGGGATAATCTACATTCGAATAGGCGGAAAGCATCCAATAACTACCGTTATTGACGATTGACGTTATACCATAGGTGGCTCCTGTAAAATTCGTCGCTCCAGAAAATCCAGTATTATACCAATTTTCACCATCTGTACTCCATCGTAGGCAATCCGTATTTGATGGCCGCTCGGCAAACGCGCCTGCAATGAATTTTGAACCATCGGAGCCAATGGATTGTGCGCCACCATTTGCAACATTAAATAAAGTTTTAGTAGTTGTGCTCTGAAAGTTGATTCCGTCACTGCTATACAGTGCTCCGTTGAAAACCTCACCTTGACCCACTAG